CTTTTGCTTACCATCGAACTCATAACGTAATAAAAAATTCTGTCAATCCTTCCACTTACCTTAAAGCATTGTCTAATGAAGGCAAAGGCAGTCACGATTTGCTCCTCAGTAACGTGATTATCATGTCCAGAAAAATCTGTATTACAATTTGTCCAACCTTCTAACCCTTCTAAAGACATATCTTCAATGACTTTTTCATAATTACAATTATTATGACCACGGCCAGTCCAATTATGCCCCTTATTAAGACGTTGTACCTCTTGATTTAATAAACTACCTATACTTTGCCCAATAAGAGTAGGTATATCCTCTTGCATGAAAATTGCTCTAGTTTTTAATTTCTTTGTATCCTTATCCTTATAGAAAATACGTTTTTCCCTTCCACCAAGTTGGTAGAGACTAGAATCAAGTATTTGTTTTTCAGAATTCATTATGTGTTTGGCGTATATATAAGCAGGAAATTTTGTGTATTTCGTACTTAATTTACGATTTTTTGAAATTTTCATTGAAGTAACTAAGCCACTCGATGCATCGCTTGTAAGTTGACCTAAAATATTCTTAAGATCGAGATTACCTATGTAGGGTAGAAAAAAATCAATACCTACTCTACTTAAAATAGAATCGACTAAGTCATGGTAGGTAACTTCAGCTTTAGGAAGTGTGCACATATCTATTAAATTTTGAGAATTATGACCCCAACTGCCAGGAAATACTTTACAAGTTCCTTTATCTTTAATTCGATCATGATTCTCTCTATCCAAACTTTGAATAGAGTAATCAATCAAGTCATCATAATAATAAGGTGTGTGTCTGTATTCCCTAACTCTCTTTCCGTGCCAAACTCCTATTAAGCGACTAACTTTGTTGATGGGTAAAGGTAAACCTGTTTTTTCATATCCATCCTTTCTAGTTAGCTTTATAATTTCTTTAAGGTCACGGTTAGTAGCGTCATGTTGTTTATAGTTCATATAAGTTTTACCTTCATTAACACCGAAGGAAAAGGTTCTTT